GGTAATTCAAACCACGTTCTATTTCTAGGCAGGATTATCTCAGGCGGGAAACAATATGCGGCTACTTGAGACGGCGCACTTCTGGGCGGCGCAGCTCGGGCAGTCGGACAAGACTGTGCGGCGCGCGCTGGGAGACACGCCGCCGGATGGAACGCGCGGGGAAACTCAGCCGCGTTATTACTTGTCGACGGTTTTCAATTCTCTGATGAATCTTGATGGCGACCTAGATGCGAACCGGGAGCGCGCGCGCAAGGACAAGGAAATGGCCGACAAGTACGCGCTCGAGAATCGCGTGCGTCGTGGCGAGTTGCTGGAATCGCAGACCGTCGAGCGCGAGTACGGTCAGTTCGTGATCTCTGCTCGCGCGCGACTCATTCAGTTACCAGATGCCATTGGACAATTCTGCCCCCCAGCCGTTGCCGCATCGATCGTTGCCGAGACGAGGAAGCGGGTCCATGAAGCGCTCTCGGACCTTGCTCGATCACCTGTGCAAGCTATGGACGCCGCCGCCGACGTTGACGGTGAGCGAATGGGCGGACCGGGAGCGGAGGCTATCAAGCGAAAGCAGCGCCGAGCCGGGCCAATGGCGAACTGATCGCGCCCCGTACATGCGAGCCGTCATGGACGCGATGTGCGATCCGACGATTCGCGAAGCGGTGCTGATGAAGTCGGCGCAGGTCGGCGGGACCGAGGCCGTAAACAACATCATTGGCTACCACATCGATCAGGATGCAGCGCCGATGTTGCTGCTACAGCCGACGCTCGAGATGGCCGAGGCGTGGTCGAAAGATCGGTTGGCGCCGATGATTCGTGACACTCCCGCATTGCAGCAAAAGATTGCTGATCCGAAGTCGCGCGACAGCGGGAACACGCTTTTACACAAGCGGTTCGCTGGCGGGCACTTGACGATCGTGGGCGCTAACTCGCCCTCTGGATTGGCGTCGCGGCCGATCAGGATTCTGTTATGTGACGAAGTGGACAGGTTCCCGGCGAGTGCCGGAACCGAGGGCGACCCGATAGACCTTGCGCGGCGTCGCACGGCCACGTTCAGGAATCGCAAGATATTCATGATTTCGACGCCGACCGTGAAGGGCGCGAGCCGCATCGAGGTGGCGTTCGATCAGTCGGATCAGCGGTTCTATTTCGTGCCCTGCCCGCATTGTGACGAGTATCAGCGGCTCGTGTGGGCCCAGGTGAAATGGCCGAACGGACGGCCCCAGGAGGCGGTCTACGTCTGTCAGCACTGCGGGGCCGAGATCGAGGAAAGCGCCAAGCATGACATGCTCGTGCGCGGCGAGTGGCGAGCGTCGAAGCCGGCGAATGGCGTAGCGGGATTTCATATCTCCGAGCTGTACTCGCCGTGGACGTCATGGGCGGAGATGGCGTGGGCCTTCCTTCGCGCCAAGCCTTTCCCCGAAACATTGCAGACATGGATCAATACCGCGCTCGGGGAGACGTGGGAGGACGCAGGCGAGAAGCTGGAATCGACCGGCCTTTCGGCGCGCGTGGAGTCCTACACCGCGAACTCACTGCCGGCCGGGGTGCTGTTGCTGACCGTCGGCACGGACGTGCAGGACGATCGGCTCGAGATATTCCTGTATGGGTGGGGCGTCGACGAGGAAGCCTGGCGCATCGAGCACAAGGTGCTGCGCGGTGATCCTGGCGGGCCGGCGCTTTGGAAGGAACATGACGAGTTCATGAAGCGGCGATTCGGCACGGATGACGGTCGCGCGCTTGTGATCGAAGCGTGCTGTATCGACTCCGGTGGGCATTTCACCGAGCAGGTGTATCGGTACTGCCTCGGGCGCAAACGCTTCCGAGTGTGGGCGATCAAGGGCGTTGCCGGGCAAGGTCGGCCAGCATGGCCGAAGAAGGCCGGGCGCGGTCGGCACGTGGCGGTGTCACTGTGGCTGATCGGCGTGGACACGATCAAGGCGCTGATCTATGGACGATTGAAGAAAATCACCGAGCCGGGGCCGGGGTATTTCCATTTCGACGCCGACGCCGACATGGAATTTTTCGACCAACTGACCAGCGAGACTGTGATCACGAAGGTGAGCATGGGCCGTAACGTCCGCGTCTGGAAGCCGAAGAAGACCGGCACCAGACAGGAAGGGCTCGACGGCACGGTGTATGCCTATGCCGCCATGCTCGGGCGCGGCGGGGCGGAATTGCTCTCGCGGCGTGTGACGGTGACTCAAGATGCGGTGGTCGATGTCGACGAGGCGGAAGATCCGCCGCCGAAAGAACCGATTCTGGATCCGTTCCGGCGGCGCCAAGTCGTTCCGCGACTGCCGAGTGGTTTCGTTCGCAATTGGAGGAAGTGGTGATTCTAGAATCCGTACCGTCCGAATTCATCGCTGGCGACACGTGGCGATGGACGCGCGACTTTGCCGATTATCCGGCGGGCACGTGGACGGTGACGTACTACTTCGAGAACGCCGCGCAGACGTTCGATGTCGCCGGTGTTGCGGACGGCACTTCGCACGATTTCACTATCAGCGCCGCAAACAGTGCGGGCTACAAGGCTGGCCGTTACTTCTGGTCTGCGCGCGCGACGAATGGAACGATCGTCGAGACGATTGCAGGAGAAAGCGGTTGGCTTGAAGTCAGGGCCGATCCGGCTGCGGCCGGGACGAAAGATCGTCGCTCGTGGGCGCGGCGCACGCTCGAAGCCGTGGAAGCGTTCCTCGAGGGTAATGCATCGACTGCGCAGGCCAGCATGAGTTTGGGCGGACGGTCGCTTTCTCGTTGGTCGCTCGCAGAACTCCAACAATGGCGCAATGATTTGCGGCAGGAAGTGCGCACTGAAGAAGCCGGCGCGAATGCGGGACTCGGCCGTAACATCAAGGTGAGGTTCGGACGTGCGTAACTGGTGGAAGTCGCTGATCGGCAAGGAAGCGACGCCGGATCGCGCGCCGATGCGTCCGAGTCGCGCAATCTCGCAGCGCATGTACGCATCGGCGCGCGCCTCTCGCTTGACGAACGGCTGGACGCCATCGAATTCGAGTGCCGACAGCGAACTAGTTTCATCGCTGACGACGATGCGCTCGCGATCCCGCGCGTTGGTACGTGACGCAAGTTACGCCAAGCGCGCGCGCGTGCTCGTGGTGAACAACGTCATCGGCACCGGCATTGGATTGCAGGCGCAGGTGCGCACGACTCGTGGTGAACTCGCCGCGCGAGTGAACGACGAGATCGAGGCGGTCTGGGCTGAATGGGGCGAGGCAGATTCCTGCCACACGGGCGGACGGCTCGCATTCAAGTCACTCGAGCGCGCTCTCATGGCACAGGTGTTCGAGGCGGGTGAAGTTTTCATCCGCAAGCACCATGTAGCCTTTGGCAACTCGCGCATTCCGTTCGCGCTTGAGGTGATCGAGGCCGAACGGCTGGCCGATGAACTAACCTCGCCATTTCTGCAGGCGCAGACCGGCAACGAAGTGCGCATGGGCGTCGAGGTTGATCGCTTCGGTCGTCCGGTTGCTTACTACATCCGCGAACGCCATCCGAGTGAGTTCAGATTTTCGGGCGGCGCACCTGATCGTGTCGAACGGGTGCCGGCGGATCAGATAATTCATCTCGCGGTGATCGACCGCTGGCCGCAGACGCGCGGCGAGCCGTGGCTGCACACGGTCATTCGACGTCTAGCTGACATGGACGGGTATTCGGAGGCCGAGGTGATCCGCGCGCGCGCCCAAGCGGTGCGCATGGGGATCATCGAGACGCCGGAAGATTCCGCTGCATTCGGTGAGACGCAGTCGGACGGCAGCGTCGAGATGGAACTCGAGCCTGGAATCGTCACGCGATTGCAGCCTGGCGAGAAATGGCACGACTCGGCGCCGACTGCACCGAATCCGCAGCTCGACCCGTTCATGCGCTACATGCTGCGCGAGATGGCCGCAGGAACCGGACCGTCGTATGAATCGCTGTCGCGCGATTACTCGCAGAGCAACTACAGCTCATCGCGTCTCGCGCTGCTCGACGACCGCGACTTGTGGCGGTTCTATCAAGCGTGGTTCATCTGCGACTTCCGGCAGCGCATTCATCGCGAATGGCTGCAGGCGGCCGTGTTTTCGCGTGCGATCACCAGCATTCGCCTTGAGGAATACGGCGTCGATCCACGCAAATTCGAGGCCGTACGCTTCAAGCCGCGCGGCTGGTCGTGGGTCGACCCGACGAAGGAAGTCGCGGCGTTCAAGGAAGCGGTCATGGCCGGCTTCACGACGGTCGGCGATGTGATCGCGCAGACCGCGGGCGGCCGAGACATCGAAGACGTGCTCGACGAGCGCGCGCAGGAGCTCGAACTGATGCGGGAGAAGTCCCTCGTCTTCGACACGTCGCCAGAAGCCTACGAGCAGCCTGATCCGGCGCCGCCGCCAGAACCTGACCCAGAACCCGAAGACACCAAAGAAGACCCGCCCGCGCGGGTCTTTTCATTTCTGAGGAAGTGAAATGCCAGAAGCCCTGAAGCTACCCCCGCTCACGCGGGAGATCGACGTATCTGACATCCAGATTCGTCGTGGTGAAGACAGCGTCACGCGCCTGACGTTCCCGGCGTCTTCTGAATCACCCGTCGAGCGCTGGTTCGGTGAGGAAATTCTCTCACACGAACCGAAGGCCGTTCGCCTCGACCGCGCAAAACGCGGCGCGATGCCGCTGCTTTTCAATCACGACATGGACGATCCGATCGGGATCGTCGACGCGGCGCGCGTGGAATCCGGGCGACTCGTGGTGGATGCGCATCTGTTCGCTACCGAACGCGGCGGCGAGGTTGCCGCGATGCTTTCTGGCGGCCTGCGCAACGTCTCGATCGGCTACCGGCTGCATGTCGTCGAGGAAGACAAGAAAGCCAATACGTTCACCGCACGGGATTGGGAGCCCTACGAGGTTTCCATTGTCACCGTGCCTGCCGACCCCACGGTCGGCATAGGCCGCACTCAGAGCGGCGAAGAATTGGAGGTTCGGATGGTCCGCGCCTCTTCACCGGCGGTCACCGCCATTCATCGACAGGAGTCCAGCATGAAGACCGATGCAGAGCTGGCGGCCGAAGCGGAAGCCGCCGAGAAAGCAAAGCGAGAGAAAGACGAGCGCGATCGCGCTGAACGCGAGGCGCGCGAGAAACTCGACAACCGTTCCGCGCTCGACCTCGAACAGGGGCGCGTGCGCGCGATCGAGAACCTCGCGAAGGCGAACAAGATCCCCGACAACATCCGCGATGCGTGGGTGCGCCAGGGCTACTCGCTAGAGCAGGTGTCGAACGACATCCTGAACATTCTCGAGGAGCGCGGGAAGTCGAACCCGCAGCCGGCCTCGCGGCTGGGACTGACGGGCGTGGAGACGCAGCGCTTCAGCATCGCGCGCGCGATCGAAGCGGCGGCGAGCGGCAAGTGGGACAAGGCCGGCTTCGAGCTGGAAGCGTCCCGAGCGGTGGCGCAGAAGCTCGGCAAGGTCGCCGACGAGAAGCGCTTCTTCGTGCCGTTCGAGGTGCAGGCGCGACCGTTCGCGTCCGATGTGGTGCGCATGCTGGAAAGCATCGGTCGTCGCGATCTCACGGTCGCAGCGGCTGGCGCCGGTGGCTATCTGGTCGGCACCGAGAATCAGGGTTTCATCGAAATCCTGCGCAATCGCTCCGTCGTCTTCCGCATGGGCGCGCGTCGGCTGTCCGGCTTGCAGGGCTCGGTCACGGTCCCGCGTCAGTCGGCTGCGGCAACCGCCTACTGGCTCGCGAACGAAGGCACGCAGATCACCGAGGGTCAGCAGACCTTCGTGCAGATGGCACTCAGCCCGAAAACGGTCGGTGCATACACCGAGATCAGCCGTCAGCTCCTGTTGCAGAGTTCTCCTGCCGCAGAAGCGATCGTCAATGACGATCTCGCGCAAGTCGTGGCGATCGCTGCGGACCTCGGGGCGCTCGAAGGCTCCGGCGGGAGCGGACAGCCGACCGGCATCAGCGGCACGGGTGGCATCGGGTCGGTGACGGGCACGTCACTCGCGGCGGCGGGAATTATCGAGTTCCAGGCTGATGTCGCCAGTGCCAACGTGACGCCGCAGCGCGGCGGCTACGTCACGACGCCTGCGGTTGCGGCGCTCCTGATGGCGCGTCCGGAACTGCCGACCACGGGCATCGAGCGGCTGTGGAAAGGCAACATCTGGGACGGGTCGCTCTTCAACTTCCCGGCGATGACTTCCAACCAGCTCACGGCGGCCACGATGGTCTTCGGCGACTGGCAGGAGCTCGTCATCGGCGAGTGGGGCGTGCTCGAGGTCGAGGTGAACCCGTACGCGAATTTCCAGGCCGGCATCATCGGTGTTCGGGCGATGTACTCGCTCGACGTCGGTGTGCGTCGTCCGTTCGCGTTCTCGCGCGCCACGACCATCACCTGATCAGAAGCCGCGATTGTGCCGCCGCTCACGACCGACTCCGCAAGGGAACTCGTGAGCGGCGGTGCATTGCGAAAGGACATCGACATGCAGACGACTCCTCCCGCGCAGCCACAGACCCTCTGGGGCGTGGTCGAGCGCGCGTTTTATTTTCAGGGCAAACCGCTTGAGAAAGGCAAGAAGTGCGAATTGCCACGTCTCTTCGCGCTTGAGATGCAGGCGGCGAAGAAGTTCACGGTTTCCGCCGAGCCCGTGGCGGCAGCCGAACCGCCCAAGGCGGATGTCCGTCAGCGCAAAGGAGAGAAAGATGTTGGGTAACGAAGGTCAATCGGCCGAGGTGACCTCTCTCCTCGCGCCCGTGAGTGCCGCGAATACCGCTGCGGCAACGTCTGCCTGGGTGGACGCGCGCAAGTACGAGGGCGATCTCGTCTTCAGCGTCAATACAGGTGTTGTTACGGCCGGACAGATCGTCTGGACCATCGAGCATGCGAGCGATGGGTCTGGCACTGGCGCTGCGGCCATTACGCCGAACGAGGGCGCATTCACGGTCGTCACCACGGCGAACGATCCGCAGACAGAAAAGCGCACCGTGAGTGCGAACGCCATCGCCGGATGGGTGCGAGTGGTCGGAACGATCACCACGGGGCCAGCGCTTGTAGCCGCTACATTGCTTTCGCGGCCGAAGTACGTCTGACGATGGACACGGACGCAGACCGCCTGGAGGCGATCAAGTCTCTGGGCGGTCAGTGCGTGCGCCACGACAGCGGCGAGTTCTGGGCGATCTTCGACAACGGATATCTCGGCGTTTCTGCTGCCGATCTCGACGTCGAAGAACGCGGGCCGCGCCTGACATGCCGAACATGCGACGTTGAGTCGCTGCGCAAGGACACGCCGGTTACGGTGAACGGGGCGGATTACCGCATCGCGCGTGCCGAACCGGATGGCACGGGCATGACGACGCTCATTCTCAGGGAATGACATGCACCGCGCCTTGCAGGTCATCGACGCCGCCAAGACACTGATCGCGGCGCAGGCGACGAGTGCCAGCGTCTACCGGCACCGCGCGCTCTCGCTCAGCGACGACGAGCAGGAATTGCCGGCGATCACGGTGCGCATTGGAACCGACACGCCGGTCGCTGACAGCGGGCAGGGGTCGATGCAGTTCATCGACTCGTATCAGGAATTGCTCGTCGACGTGATCGCCAAGGGTGACGACGAGGATGACGTGATCGGGTCTCTGCTCGATCTGCGCGCGGCGATCCACGAAGCCTTGCAGGCCGATGTGACACTCGGCCTCGCCTTCGTCACGGATACGGCCTACGGCGGTGCCAGTTCACCCGACATCGCCACGGGCGGCTCTCGTCTCGTCGGCAGTCTTTCGACGCGGTGGGTTGTGCGCTACCGCGTGAACTTCACCGATCCCAATTAGGAGCCAGCCATGGGTCACGGACTCATAAAAAGAGAGCTACTTCAGGCGAAAATAGAATCGGTGTATGGCACCGACCCCGGCAGCTTTGTCGGTGGCGACACCGTGCTCGTGCGCAACATCACCCATCAGCCGGATCGGCTGCGCATGGTCAAGCGCGGCGCGATTCGCACGAGTCTGGGCGAGTTGCAGAATATCTACGGCGGAATGCTGCAGGCGATTAGCTTCGAGTGCGAGGTGAAGGGGTCCGGCACGGCCGGAACGCCGCCGGAGACTGACGTCTTTCTGCGCGCCTGCGGCTTGCAGGTGACGAATGTTCCTGCCACATCCGACACGTACGCGCCGCGATCGTCAGGGCTGGAAAGCTGCACGATCTACTACCACGAGGCAGCGGCGGGAGCGAACACTCAGGTTCGCCACATCCTGCTCGGGTGTCGCGGGAACGTCGAATTCGTGTGGACCACGGGCGACATCCTGCTCGCGCGCTTCACCATGCTCGGCAAACGCCAGGGCGCACCGACTGATCAGACGCTGCCGACACCGACGTATGACGCGACCGTGCCGCAAGCGGTGAAGGGGCTCGCCACGACCATTGGTGGGGTGAGCGGACTCGTCGTGCAGAACTACACGCTGAACCTCAACAACGAGATCATCGTGCCGGACAACCTGAACGACAGCGAAGGCTACGGGCAGGTGATGATCGCTGGTCGAGACCCAACGCTCGAAGTGAATCGCCACACTGAACTCGTCGCGACGCTCGCCCCGTGGGCCGATCTCGCTGCTGGTACTGCGCGCGCCTTCGCGTCCGGCACGCTCGGCGGGACAGCTGGCAATCGCATCGCCTTGACAGCCGGGCAGATGCACTATCGCGGTATCACGCAGGGCGACGATTCTGGGGTGCGCACCAACGCCTTCACGTTCGGCCTACACGAGACCGGCACCATTGATACTGAATTCTCGTTGGCGTTCACCTGATGCAAATCTCACAACGGTTACAACCCGAGTGGTTTGATATCGACGACGCGGGGTTTCTGTGCGCGCCGATGACTGCTGCGCAGAAAATCACGGTCGCGCGTCATGTGGAACGCGACGAGTTCGGTCACGCCTTGTTCGCGGCAGCGCGATATGCGGTGACAGACTGGCGCGGAATCACTCAGGACGGCCGGTCCGTTCCATATACCGCGGCCGCGTTCGATGACCTGTTCGCGAACGAGAGTACTGCGCAGACCTTGGTGGCACTCGGCACGTTCGTGATCAACCGCGCGCGGCTCTCGGAGGACGACGAAAAAAAATAGTCGGGGCGGTCGCAGTCGCCCTTAACCCGTCGTGGGCGCCGTGCGAGAGCTGCGATTGTATCAACGGCATCAGTCCTATTCCCGACAAGTGGGAAGTGCCTGGCGTTCTGAAAACGAACCGCTGCCCGCGCCGCGACTCGCCGCTCGACTGGATCGCTTTGACGCGGCTCTACAAACACTACCAGAACGGCCATCTGTGGGTCGCTGGAGGTCTGTCTGAACAGCCGGCGATCTTCCTCGATCTCATGTCGCTCATCGATCAATGGGTAGGAAAGCTACGTGACTGACGCTACTGCACGATACGTTATCGCTGCCGAAGATCGCACGAAGGCCGCTGCCGATTCCATCAAGCGCAACTTCAAGGATATCGACGGCGCCGCGCGCAAGTTGTCGCGAGGATTGAAGGGTCTGGGTGTCGGCGCTGTCGCGCTGAAAGCATGGTCGACAGCGGCGCGTCTGGGCGATGCGGCGATTCAGAATCTGGCGAGTTCAAACACGAAATTCGCCGACTCGCTGCGCGAGACCGAAACGGCAATGAAGGGACTATGGACGGCGGGCGAGCGCACGATCGAGACGCAAGAGAAACTCAATACGCTGTTGAAAGACCCGGCTGCACAGTCGTCCGTGTCGGGGCTCGCCGACAAGTTCGGACAATTGCGCCTTGAACTGAAGGCGCTGCTGCCAGCGTGGACAATGGTGCTTCAGCACGGCACCGACACGAAGCGCGTGTTCGAAGAACTCGCGAAGGTGCAAGTCAGCGGCCCGCAGTCGCGCGGGTACGTGCGCGATCTGGGCGACGTGGACGCAGCGCAAAAACTCGGCAAGTCGCAGAACGCGGCCTTCGATGCGCGGATGAAGGCGCAGGCGGACGCGGCGAAGAAAGCGGCCGACGGATTGCTCTCCGAAGTGCAGATCACGGCAATCAGCCTGTTCGATCGGACGAAGCCATTTCGGCAGGACGCTCCCCGTGCGATCGACGCGCAGCAACTTGAAGACACTCGCTTCGACCAGTTTGGCGACTCGATCCTCGAATCGACGCAGGGCATTGCCGACAACATGTCGGAAATCTTCAAGCAGCCCTTCGACGAACTCTCGCCCTACGCCGATGAAGCCGCGCGCAACATGCAGACGGCGTTCGCAGATTTCCTTTTCGATCCGTTCGAGGATGGCATCAAGGGTATGTTGCGCGGTTTCGTCGATGTACTGCGCCGCATGGTAGCGGAAGCCGCAGCGGCGAAGATATTCGGCAGCAAGAAGTCGGGCGGCTTGGGGCTGGGCGATCTGGTGACGGGCGCGGTCGGTTCGCTGTTCGGCTTCGCGAGCGGCGGCTCATTCAACGTCGGCGGCTCCGGCGGCACGGACTCGCAGCTTGTCGCCTTCAAGGCGACGCCGGGCGAGAGGGTGAGCGTGCAGACACCTGCGCAGCAGGGACGCGGCAGCGGCCGTTCGATCGTGGTGACTCAGCACGTGACCGTCAACGCCGCGCAGCTCACGCAGGACCAGGCGGCAAGGATGGTGGCCGACAGCCAGCGGATGATGTGGGATGAACTCGACCGTCGGTACGGGCTCGCCTGATGGATGTTCTGATCCCGCCGGACATTCCGATTGCCGAAATCGAGTGGCGCATTCTCGACAACACGGCCGTATCGACATCGCCGCTGAACGGGGTCACGACGACGTTCACGCGACCCGGCACGCGGTGGGGTGCCCGGCTATCGTTTCGCAATCTCAAGGATCGCGATCGCGCGCGGCTGCTGGCGATTCTGGCGGCGGTGCGCGGGCGGTCGGGGCGCGTGTACTTCACGTCGGCGGCTGATCCCGCGCGCACGGGCGGATACAGCTTCCCGGAACTGTTCACGAATGCGGACTTCGCGAACGGCGTTACGGGGTGGACGACGACGCTTGCATCGCTGACCGTGCGCGATCGGGGGGGTCGCTTGACGGTGAGCGCACCGGGAAGTAACCCGCAGTTCTATCAGTCCGGTATTCCCGTGACGCAATACGCACCACATGCGTTGCGCTCGATGATACTGGCTGGCAGGGGGTTGGATTCTGTCATCGTCGGCCCGGCCACAAGCGATGCTGTCGGGCAAGATTCGAGCTACCAGACCACGCGCGGACTGGTGACGGTACCGCGCGTGATGCTGTCGGCAACGAGCCAGTCCTATCCGGTCGTCGTCGCCACGACCAACGGTTATGAACCGGGACACTACGTGAGCGTGCCGTTCACGTCGCTCGCCCGCTGCGCGCTCGTGGACAACGGCGGCAACTATATGTTGCAGTCCGATGCCGCGCAAACGACGTGGTCAGCCAGCAACCTGACCGTATCGGCCAACGCGCACACGGCGCCCGATGGCACATCTACCGCCGATGGATTGATCGAGGACAGCTCGACCGGCTTTCACTACTTGCAGCAGAGCTACACGCGCGTATCTGTCGCAGAGGATTGGTGCGTTTACGCTGACGCGGCAACGATTGCGAGCAGCCGCAATGTTGCGCTCGATCTTGCGGACGGCGCGGGCAATGGCGCCACAAGCGTCTTCAACCTCACCGCTGGAACGGCTGGCACGCCTTACGTTACGGGCAGCGTGACCAATGCTCGCGCCTTCATCGTCAACATGGGCAACGGATATTACCGCTGCTATTTGATCGCGCGCCTTCCGGCTACTACGACAACGCGTATGCAGGTTCTGATGGCGAGCGGGTCCACGTTGAACTACGCGGGCAACGGGTCCGGCCGCGTTGCGGTGCGGCGAATGGGCGCCCATAGAACTGGTGTTCCGTCACGGCCGACCGCAACAACTGCGGCTGTAGTCGGACCCGCCAGTCAAACCGGCAGCGGGCTCTATCTCAAGGGCCTGCCGGCGAGCACGCAGAACATTCGCGCGGCCGGTGACATGGTGGAAATCGTACTGCCGACATCCTCGCAGCTCGTACGTCTCACGGCCGCTCTTGATAGCGACGCCGCCGGGCTCGGCTATCTGCAATTCGAGAATCCCGTACGTACTTCACCAGCCGATAACGCCGCCGTGATCTTCAACCAGCCGATGATGCGCGGGATTCTGACCGAAGGCCCGTCGTGGCCGACGCGGCCGGGCCTGTTCAGCGACTTCGACATCGACCTGATCGAAGACATCGCGCCGTGACCTCCCTCGATCCGACCGTATCCTGGACACCGGAGGTTTCGCCGTGAGCCGATGGGCTTCAAGCACCAATGCCGCCGAGGCGCTCAAGGGCGCGACGCACGGCGTGTTCATGGCCGATCTCGACTTCGCCTCGGGAATGATCCGCGCGCACGACGGGGCGGGAACCGTCGTATGGAACGGCAACGAATATCTCGGCGGCGGTCAGCTTCTGGGCTTCGACCAGATCGAGGAATCCCTCGACTACGTGCCGCGCGGCGTGACGCTGCGATGTTCGGGAGTTGCCGCGTCGATCATTTCGACCGCGATGACGGAAATCTACCAAGGTCGCGCCGTCACGATCTATCTCGCGCTGCTCGACGACAAGCTGCAGTTGATCGACACGCCCGAAACTGTGTGGGCCGGTGTCATGGACACCATGTACATCGAGCTCGATCAAGGCGAGGGGTCTATCTCGGTCGCGTGCGAGTACCGCATCCGGCGCGAGGCTGAGGGAACTCGCTACACTGATCAGGACCAGCGCCTGAGGGCCGCGGATGATTCGTTCTTCGATCTCATTCACCTGATCCCTGGCTATCGGGCGACATGGGGTGAGAAGACGGCGTCGTTCTCTAATGGCCCCGGCGGTGGCGGCCGAGGCGGGCCGGGCCGCGGCCAGTATCAGACGCCATGAGGCGCGACGACTGGCACGCGCGCCTGTGGGCGGAGATCAAACGACGACGCGCCTTTCCGTTTCGCTGGGGCGCCAGCGAAGGCGCGCAGGACTGCTGCACTTTCGCGGCGGCGATGATTGACGAACTGACGGGCAGCGCGCAGCTACCCGCGCTGCTCACGCACTACCACGACGAACCGTCTGCGCTCGCGTACATCGAGGCGAGCGGCGGCATCGACGCGGCGATCTCGTCGTTCCTCGGCAACCCATCGCCGCTGCCTTTCGCCAAACGCGGAGATGTGATCGGCCTCACCGGCGACATCCAGATCGGCGTGTGCATCGGCCACAAGGTCATTGCCGCCGGGATGGAGGGACTCGTCGAACTGCCGATGAAAGAAGTCGCTCGCATCCGGTGGGCCGTGTAATGGCCGCTGTCGTTCCATGGGTGGCCAAAGGCATCGCGGCGATCTTCGGTATCGCGAAGGTCGGCAAGGGCGTTCTGCTGGTCGCCAAGTTGTTGGTGTACATCGGCGGCACGCTCGCGCTCAGCAAGATATCCAAGGCGATGGCGCCGAAGATGCGGCGGATTCGTCCGACCGCCGACATCGAGTACGACGGCACGCAGGAGCCGCGCCGCATTCTGTACGGACAGAACATGGTGTCGGGCCTGAACGCGATTCCGCCGATCGTGCGCGGTGCCAACGGCGAGTATCTCAATCAGATTCTCGTGCTCTCCGGCACCGAGATCACTGGCATCGACAGCGTGTGGTTCGACACGACCGAGATCACGAACGCGCAGATCGACGCCAACGGCAATGTGACCGGCGGCACGTACAGCGGCAAGGCGTCCATCCGCAAGTACCTCGGCGCGCCCGGTCAGGTGGCGGATGACGTGCTGATGAACGCCACGACGCAATGGGATGCCTACCATCGTGGTGACGGCAATGCGTACCTGGCACTTCGCTACACCTTCGACACGAACATCTACAAGAACGCCAAGCCGCAGGTGAAGTGCCTGACGCGTGGGCGCAAGGTCTACGACCCGCGACTCGACACGACGCCGGGGGCGAACCCGACCAACGCCTCGTACATCGCGTACAGCACGAACCCTGCGCTGTGCTTGGCTGACTATCTGATGCTCGAGTTTGTGCTGGGGGAGTCGCCGACACGGATCGACTGGGATCTCGTCGTCACGGCCGCGAACGAATGCGACGAGAATGTCTCGATCCCGCCGGCCGGCACGCAGGACCGCTACACCTGCAACACGGTCATGTACGCGCCGACCGACCCGGACGCGTTGCGCGAGGGAATCGAGACGCTGGCCAAAGGGATGATGGGCGCCTGCTACTGGTCGGGTGGCAAATGGCGCATGTACGCGGGTAGCTACACGACGCCCGAGTTCACGCTCACCGAATCGGACATCGCCGGGCAGATCAGCGTGCTCACTGCGCAGAGCCGCAAGTCGGGCGGCTTCTACAACGCGGTGCGCGGCAAGTTCATCGACGCGGCCCGCAATTATCAGGAGCTCGACTTCACGCCGGTCACGTCGAGTGCATTCGAGACGGCGGACGGCGAGCGCATCTGGCTCGACGTTGAGTTTCCGTGCGTGACGAACAATCTCGAAGCGCAACGCAATGCGATCCTTCTGCTGCGCCAGTCTCGCCGACGGCGAATCGTCAAAGGCGTGTTCAGCTTGCGCAATGCTTACGGCGTGAAGCCGTACGCGACCGGCACCGTGACGATCGCCGAAGTGGGCTGGACCGCTCAGACGGTGCGCTGCATCGGCTGGCGGCTCAGACCCGAACCGGCCATCGAACTCGACCTGCAGGAGATCGGCTCGACCGACTTCGACGATCCGGCCACCGGGGATTACACGACACCGGGCGCGATCACGCTGCCGACGCCGAACGACTACAAGCCGAGCGCGGTGACGAATTTCACGGCCCAGGGCCTCGTCGACGCGATCAGCTTCAAGTGGGACCCGCCCACGAACGCGCCTATCGGGATTCTGTACCAGCTCTTCGAGTACACGTCGGCCAGTCCGTTCTCGTCCGCTACGCAAGTCTCACCTGACACTCCGCAGACGCAGATCACGCTGAAAAAGAACGACACCGTTCAGCGTTACTACTGGCTGCGCACGCGGATTCCGTCGACGGGTACCGTGGGCGGGATTTCGCCGAGTGAATCAAGCGGACTGCCCGCCAAAGCGCTGGCCGTAACCGCTGCGCTGTCGGCCGGCATGTCGCCTGGCTCAGTGTCGTCGAGCACCATCGGCGCATCGCAGACGACCGGCACTGCGACCGTCACGCCGACCGGCGGCACCGCACCGTACACGTACGCATGGACGTGGGATTCGGGTGGTACGGGCCTCACGATCACGAGCAACACGGCTGCGGCGACGACGTTCGGCGCGACAGGGGTTGCGATCGATGAAACGCGCAGCGGCATCGCCAAGTGCACGGTGACGGACGCGGCGGCGGCGACCTATGCGGTGACCGTCTCGGTGACGGTCACGCGCATCAGCGGGATCTCGTTGAACAGCAAGACCGTGCAACAGGTCAAGACCGATCCGGCCAATGCACTCGCGTCCTACACGCTCGCCAACACGCGCGCGGTGCAGGTCTCGCCCGGCTCGACATCGGACGAGTGGGCGGTCTCCGGAATCACGGTCGGCGATTTCGAGGCGCGCGCAACCGTGGTCAGCGGCTCGGTGAGCGGGGGCACCACGGGGTCATGGCTCGGGCTCGGCACGTCGCGTACGTGGGAACGCAATCGCACGACGGTCGGTACGAGCGAAGCGGTGCTGACGATCGAGATTCGCGACGTCGCGACATCGACCGTGCGAGCGACGGCCTCGATCACGCTACGCGGCATCGTGAACAGTTCGGGCGAGATGGTTTGATGTGGCGCCTCGCCTATTCGATCCCGCTCTGGCTCACGTACTGCGCTGTCACCGGCCCGCTATGGATCGTCGGTGCGCTGATCATCCCGCCGCTCGCGTGTGCGCGAGCGTGGGAGCTGCGCCCGTCGTGGGCGTATGCCGACAAGCGCCCGGTCATGTGCTGGCGCGTGCGGCTGATCGATCGCGTGTGGGGCAATGCAGAGGACGGAGTCACCGGGGCCGTCTGGTATCGCGATCTCCATGCGGACTGGTCCGAGACGCGGTGCGCGATCATGTGGTCGGCGTTCCGCAACCCGACGAACAACACGCGCTTCTGGCCCGGGGTGAACCCAAAGATCGATCCGCGCCGCATTCACTATGTTGGCGACTTCGACGCTGAACAGCAGGCGCGCGATACCGGCCGGTTCTCGTGGTCGCTGACGTGGCAAGGCGTGTTCGCCGGTCTACGGGTGATCGTGCCGGTGCGCGGCTCGCTCTACCGGCTTTGGTGTGGGTGGAAACTGCGGCCGAGCGATCGCAGCGGCATCGACCCGAATGACTATCGCTTCCCTCGGTGCGGGTTTGCGATTCAGTGCAAGCGAATCTAGGAGGCTGGCATGGAAACCTACGCAGGCATTCTTACGATCATCGTCGTCGTCATCGCTGTGGCGTACTTCGTCAGGCGCCGCAACGCATGGCACGACGCGCACCCGAAGGACGAGGGTAGCGCTGGCACGGGCAACAAGGACGGCGGCAAGAAGGCGCCGCACTGATGAGCGACACCAACGGGGTGGGACGCAGGGCGCGTCTCATCGAGATCGTGCTCTCCATGGCGGCATCTGCAGTGGGCTCTGCGTTGATCGTCGCGTGGACACTCTCTGCCACGCTCGCGAATTACCACGCGCAGCTCGAACAGCATCAGCGGCTGATCGACGCCAACACCGCGCAACTGGCCGCGCTGAACAGCCGAGACGTGAACCAGGTCTCGCAGCTCGCCGCGCAGAATGCGGCCTATGCGGCCATCCTGCAGCGACTCGATCGCATCGAACGGAAGATCGATGAGCGGTGAGCCGCTGTGGCTGCAAGCGGCGCGTCGCTATATCGGCGTCGCGGAGATTCCAGGCAAGGAGACTGCGCCCGTAATCTCGCGCTGGCTCAAGCGGCTCGGCGCATGGTGGGACGAAGACGCAACGCCGTGGTGTTTTCGCGGAGAGACTGAAATTTTCACGGACATCGGGTGGCAGCGCTTGGACGCACTGGACGCCGAGCGTGTGTATCAGGCGGACGAAACCGGCGCTCTGTCACTAACCGCATACCACCGCGTCGAAAAGGATCACGCGGGCGAGGCGTTCGAAATTACGCATCGTCATGTGCGCTTGGTCTGCGACACACGACATCGTTGGTGGGGTTCGTCGCGGGCAGGCGAGACGCCACGTTTCCTAACGCTCGACGCGGTGGGCGTGAACGGGCTTTCGATCCCGACTGTTCATAGTGATCACGCAGGCGGACCTTGGACACCGGATCAATTGTGGCTGCTTGCCGCTTTCGTGTCGGACGGCAAATATCGCTATGCCAATGGGAAGCGCGACGGCAGGCCGTGGTCGATAGAATTTGAGGTCTCGCGTGAGCGCAAGATTCATGCGCTTCGTGCGCTTACGCCTCAACATGAATACACACAACGCATGGTGTATGGGGACCGCACGCGCACGCCGCTGACTGTGTTTCGTTTCGTGTGGCCAGAATTCTTTGAATTCGCATTGACAGATTACAAACGGCTGTCACATGCGTTTATCAATAGCCTCAGTCGCGAACAGGCCGCTGAATACTTGCGAGCCTACTCACACTTTGACGGCAATGCGGCCGATGGCGCAACGCTGCTATACACGTCCGATCGAGGCATTCTCGATGATCTGATGGCCGTGGCGACACTGGCCGGCTATCACTCATCGCCACAAAATCGCGCCCGTAGTGAATTGAGCCGACGTGATCCGTTTGCGTTGGCGTTTTCGCACAACAAGCGCACCCGCACCATTAAGCCGCATCACATTGCGCGTATCGATTACGTCGGCAAGCTCTTTTGTGTGACCGTGCCGCAGGGGCGCATTGTGGTGCGTGCGCCAGATGGCGGCCCGGTCGTCACGGGGAACTGCGGGACGTTTGTCGCCGCTTGTCTCGACGACGTCGGTCTGCCGCGCCCGCAGCACTGGTACCGCGCTCGCGCGTATCTCGACTACGGCACGTCAGTTCCCGCGCCGACGCTCGGCTGCATCGTCGTCTTTGCACGTACGGGCGGCGGGCATGTCGGGTTTGCGGTCGGTCGCAACGAGCACGGGGCGTTGTTGATTCTTGGTGGCAATCAGGGTGATCGCGTGTCGATTGCCGCATTCGATCCTGCGCGCGTGCTCGGCTACCGCTGGCCACCCGGCGCGCCGTACACGAGCCAGCCGCTCGCCCGCTACGTCGGCAATTTCAAACTGAGCACGAACGAGGCTTGAGCATGGAAACGCTGAAATCCGCCGTCGCGTTCTTCGAGGAATTCCTCGGTCACGCGCATCTCGTGTCGATTGTGATCGGACTATTGCTCGCGATCGGGTTCACGCAGTGGGCGAAGTATCCGCTGAGGCGGCTCGCGGACGATCGCGGCTGGCAGCTCGCGACGTTTCGGTTTCTGGCGCGCACGACCGCGCTGCTGGCCGGGACTGCGGGGACGTGGCTGACGTGGCCGCAGGCGGGCAAGTTCGCGGTGTTGTGGGGCCTCGTGACCGGCTTCTGCTCGCCGCTCGTCTACACGGGCGGCGTGCGGGCGCTCGGGCACTTCTGGCCGTGGCTCGCGGACAAGGTGAGCACGGACTTATGATCGGCTTCCTCGCGACCGCGCTGACCTGGCTCAAGGCTTTCAAGGGCCCGTGCCTGATCTTGGCCGGCATGGCCTTCCTTGCCGGGGCCGGGGCGGCCACATGGGCGACGCGGGCGATCATGCGCGGGGACGTGGCCGAGGCCCGCCAGCAGCTCGCGGACTTCCGCGCGGAACTGGCTACCCAGTCGGCCGCGATCGAGCGCGAGGCGGCCGCTCGTCAGCAGGCGGCCGCCGACGCTCTTCGCGAGCGCGACCAGTCGATTACTGCGGCGGTCGACGGCATTCCGGGCGAGGTCGCCCGGCTGATCGCGCCGCAGTTCGCCAAACTTCGGGAGTCAGTCAATGAACCGCGCTTCGATTGCCTGCGTATCAGCCTACCTGAACCTTACCTTGATGGGCTGCGCCGGCCCGGTGGCAGTGCAGCCGCCCCGGATCGTTGAAGTCCCGGTCCACGTCCCGCAGCCGGCCGCCTGTGCTCGCCTGCGCGCCGTCACGCTGCCGGCCGGGTCCACGGCTCAGGACGTGATAGAGACGCAGGCCCGCGTGATACTCGAGTATGAAAGCCAGATAATTTCATGCAGTAAGCCGTAATCAGCCTGCTCGATCTGGTAACGCCGCCGGTCATTCGCCCCAAGTCACGCAGTGCGCGCGATCCTGAACGCCAGTCACCCCACCACTTCTACGACCCTGCCCAGCTCAAGCCGTAACGCGTAGTCAGCCTGTTCAGGCTGAAATCGCGCGTGACCGATACCCTGCCATGGGTCAGCCGCCGAACGGCTGTAATCGCCCCACGCAGCGCCCCATCGCCCTTCGTCGCGTGGTAGTGCGCCAGTCGGCACTTCGCTGTGCAGTACACCTGATCGGCGCGTCGTGGCGCGAACTCGGCGGCGCAGTGGGGGCAGCTATGGCTCATCGAATATCTCGTTCACGAGTTGCGCCGCAAACCCCACGGCGAGCAGGTAGCAGCGCATCGCTTCCACGACGTGCTCGATGTTCGCATCGCCGTCACAAGTCACTGTGACGCTGATGCCACCATTGCGACGCAGAGTGAACTCGTGACACTCGTTGTTCACGGCTTCTCTCCAAGCGCCGCCCGCACGGCGGGGGTGAGTTCGATGACTTCGATTTCCTCAAATTCCATGCCGGACGACACGAAAAACGCATTCGTGACTTCTCCGGTTACTGAGACAGCCAATCGCCATGTCCTCGGCCTCAGCACGGGTTTCGTCGGGTCGAATGTGGTCATAGCGTCATCCCCTCCGTTCCCATCCGTTCCAACATCCTGCGCGCCGCCGCACGCTTTGGTCACGCGATCCAACTCTGTTGCCGCTGCATGCGATGACATGCATCGTTCATCCACAACACCTCGATGCGTTTGCGCGCGCCGTCCGCGTGCGCGTGCGATTCGGTGCGTGCCCATCCGTGGAACAGACGGTCGTAGAGATCGCAGGCGTACCCCGACACGATGACCATGCCGCGCACCGCGTGGAGCTGCTGTGACAGTCTCTCGTGGTCCTCGTCGGTCATCTCCACGGCGTAGGCCGCGTTACCGCGATTCATATTCCGCGACTCGTGCGGATACGGCGGGTCAATGTAGAACAGGGTGCTCGGCCCGTCGTGCCGTTTGATGATCTCGGCGGCGGCATTGTTCTCGATGACCACGCCGCGAAGGCGGGCTGTGAACGTGGGCACGTGCTGCGGGTAGTTCCGCCAGTCATGCGCCGGTACGGTCCCACTGCGGTTCGAGTTCGCGCGAAAGCCGGTCACATAATCGCCGTTCGTCGAGGCAGATCCGAAGCCGGCCAGGCTGCGCAGGATGGTTTTGCGTGCGCGCGCTCGACATCCGTGTCATCGTCCGTGTGGTAACACTGCATGAATTCGTCGCGGGCAAACGGAGTCAGTTCAAGCAAGCCTCTCAACGCCTCCGCTTTCACGGGGTCGCGCAGTACGCGGAACACGTTGACCACGGTTTCCCATCGGTCGTTGTAGACCTCGGCGTAGGTCCGAGGTTTGCGCATTAACACGGACCCGCCACCGCCGAAGGGTTCGACGTAGATTCGATGTGGCGGAAAGTGACTGATGATCCACGGCGCAAGTTTCCACTTGCCCCCGTGATATCTCAGCGGTGGCCGACGCACGATCGCGTCCGCCGCGCTCACGCGCCCTCCACGTTCGCGCGAGCGAAAACCTCTCGTTCCAAGATCACGAGCCCGCCTTTGGTTCGTCCACATCGCCGCCATCCGGCCGCGACAAAGCAAAATCCAGGATTGCTTGAGGCGATCGCTTGCGGGTCGACGTAGGTGTAATGCCGGCGATCAGGCCAGAGGCAATCAGCAATCGCATCCGCTTGGCGTATGAGCGTCGAGCTGCGATGCGCTGACTCGTTTCTGAATACCGCACAGTTAATCCCTTGTTGGCCGCTGTCGTCGAGGAACTTTCGCCAGACAAAACAGGCGCCTCCCTCTTTTGTGCGGAGTACGACTTTCTCACCTGGTCCACAGAACAACTTGCGAACTCGTCCATCCCTATACCGATACGCCGAGTAGTGACGCTCATAGAGCGCGAGGCAGTCACGGTCGCCGTCCTTCGTGAGCCACCAGAGCGGCGCACTCACGCGTCCTCCACGTTCGCGAACAGATCGCGCTGCTCGATGCAGTTCGCGCGCACCAGCGCCTCTGCGACTGCGGGTGCGACAGAGTTTCCTACCATGCGAACCTGTGCCACCTTCGGCAGCGGCTTTCCATCCACTACCGGGTCGATCACGTAGCTCTCCGGGAATGACTGCGCGCGAAACAGTTCGCGCGGTGTGAGCATCCGCATTCCTATATCGACGATCCGGTAATCCTGGCCCTTGATCGTCACCAGCCCGAAGCGGTCCTTGGTGACGATGGTGCGCATGGGATCACGCAATGATCCGCCTTCCTTGTCGTTGCCGTAGTAGGCGATCAAGAAGGCGCTGACCAGTGCATGATGATCCTTCGTCGTGATCGTATGCATCGGGATCGACAGCGGTGCGCCGTCGTTCTCATGGCCGCCGTAGTGACGGGCGAGGAAGGCAGCCACCAGCGCATGATGCGTTCCGCCAGCGCTCACCGTGCGCAGCGGCTCGCGGATCGAGTCGCCGTGCAGGTGCGCGTCCGATGTTCCGCGCATCGACACGATGAACGGCTCGGAATTGTTGACGACGTACCGCATGACTCCGCGCGCGATCCGGCGCATCGTGGCCTCGGCCAATGGCCGCTTGCGCTCGAAGATCGACGGGCACGGGATCGACCAGTCGATGCACTCGGCCGCCGTGCGGTACGGGGCTGCGCCGTCCCATGGTCCGTGCGTCGCACGTGGGAACATGATCTCGCCGTCGTCGCTACGCGCGATCACGAACAGGCGCTTACGGGTGGTCGGCGCGCCGTAATCGCAGGCCCGAAGCTCACGCATGTCGATGCTGTAACCCAGGTTCTCAAGCTGACGGTGCCAGCGGCGGAAAGTCTGGCCGCGACGCTTTGGGCAGATGCGACCATCCGGAAGCAGTGGCCCCCAGCTCGCGAACTCCTCGACGTTCTCAAGCATGATGACTTTCGGGCGCACTTCCTTCGCCCATCGCGTCACGAGCCACGCCAGCCCCCGACGACGGCGCGCGACGTTGCGATCCCGGAACGGTTTGCCGCCGCGCGCTTTGCTGTGGAATGTGCAGTCCGGCGAGAACCAGCCGAGGTCTACCGAGCGCCCGCGAGTGATCGCGCGCGGCGCGTAGTCCCACACAGAGCCGACAAGGTGCTTTGTCTGCGGATGATTCGCCGCGTGCATCGCGATGGCTTCCGGGTCGTGGTTGATCGCGATGTCGCACGGGCGACCGAGCGCGGATTCGATGCCGGTGCTCGCTCCTCCGCCGCCGGCGAAGTTGTCGACCACCATGCTCATGCGCGGGCCTGCGCCAGGTACACGCGCGCGGTGTGAAGGTGGGCTGTGGTCATGCCGCCCGCCTTCCAGCCAGCAGCGCATTCACGCGCGCCAGCAACTCATCATCCGTGCCATAGCGCGCATGGAACGGCTTGGAGCCTTCCGCGAGTGACGGCCCGTACCAGAAGCGCATATCCGACAAACAATTAAGGTCGCTGCATACCCCGCGGTGATGCCACGCTCCGAGCGGCAATACGAACATGTGCCCGCGTCGCTTGTTGCCCGACAGCAGGTGATGCACTTCGGTCGGGCCGCAGACGGTCAGTACGTCAAACCGATCGTCAATGACGCACGCCACGCACGGCAGCGCTTTGACTGCGGCCAGGTGCGCGCGCTCGGCTTTCGTCGGGGCGCGAGTGCTGTGTCTCATGACGCCATCCTTGCTATCTCCTGCTCCATCTCCGGCATCTCGACGCCCGGCAGAAACACACGATGCACCGCATCGAGCACCTTCACCCAGTACGCAGCCCATTCGTCCGCGTCCATGCGGTCGAAAGCGGTCGAACGAATCAGCCGCACGCATCCGCCGCCTTTCAGCACGTAGCTGTCGTATAGGCCCGTCGCGTACTTCATCGCGACGTGTGCGCTGTCGCTGTCACGGATCGGCAGGCGCACCCCCGGCTCGATCTCTACGCTGTCGAGATTGCTCGCGAGCATGGACATCAAGGCCCAATACTTTCTGTGCCACTGCCCGGATCGCGACTTGCGCGTAATCACGTCGGTCTCGAATGTGGTCCCGAGTGGAATGCGCTTGAGCACGGCTTCGCTTTCCGCGTCGGACGGCTTGCATCCGAATGGGGTGCGGTCGAGCCAGATCTTCATGCCGCTCGCTTCTTGAGCCGGTAGTCGATGTCGTAGGCTTCGCGGAACAGCACAAACTGCCGCTTTGCATCTTCGAGTTCACCGAAGAAGTGATGCGCGAAGTCGGCGGATTCCTTGGCGACCCGCAGCAGATGAAACGCGGTTGGCGTCCACTCTGGCTTGCATTCTTCGAGCAGCAGTGCGTAGGCCGCGAGCTGCACCAGATAATCCTGGTACACCGCATTCGAGGTCTTCCAGTCGACAAGCACGATGCGGCCCTTCATGTCGCGGCCGATGGCGTCGATTGTGCCGCCGAACTGGTAGCGTTCGGAGACATAGACATGCTCCGTCGCGATGATTTCGATGCGCGACTGCTCGCGCCATTCGAGGAACTGCGCGTGAGCGTTCTGTGCTTTGGCCAGTAGCGCGGCATCGACCGGGCCAGGATCGAACGGCTTGCCGAGAATCGTGTGTTCTATCAAGTCGTGCGCAATGGTTCCGGCGGCAGCGGCTTCGTCGCGCTTTTCGTAGAGCGATGCAGCGCCGGAGGCACCTTGTTTAAAGGCCCACTGTAAGAGTCCGCCGGATTCCTTGAAACGACCAATGATCGTAGTCGTTCCGGGAATCTTGGTGCCGGCGGCGTTGCGATAGCCGTGTGATGGGCGAGCCATTAGGCGACCTCTTGTTCTTGTTGTGTGTGCACTTCAGCGTGATGCTTCTTGCAGAGCCACCGAACATCCAACGGCTTTGAGTAGTCGTCGTGATGCGCTTCGATCCGGCCACTGTGAGGCCCACGCATTTCGCATTCGCCACGCACGAGCCGCCCCGTGTTGATGGCGTGATTTACTGCGTTGCGAGCCGCGACCTTGGCCGGATCACCAGGGCGATATCCGCGCGCCTTGTCGTATGCGCGGTACTGTTCGACATTCGCCTCGTAATTGGCGCGAACGTCTCGCCGCGCGCAGGTCTTGCACTTGTTGAGACGCCCGTCGCCCATCTGCGGATGCACGTAGAACTCCGTGATCGGCTGTTCCACCTTGCACTTGAAGCAGGTCTTGCGTGTTTTTACCGTGGTTGTCACGCGGCCACCCCGTCAAAAGGGATGTCGTCGTCCAGCTCATCGCGCCGATCATCCTCGACCGCATACCCTGGGTCCTTCTCGTGCTTCTCCTCCCGCAGCCGTTCGTCGATCTTCTTGCGCAGCCATTCCGGCAGCGCGTCGTAGACATGCTGTTCTGGCGAGTCGAGCGAGAAGCACAGCGAGGGATTGTGCTGCGGGTAGTCTGTCGTCATGCCCTTTGGGATCGGCGTCGCGTTGGCCACGTTGGCGTAGGTCTTCTGGCCTTTCTCGGTGTGCGTGACGTTCAGCAGGCACTTGTAGCCTAGCAATTTTGTGCAGTCGAAGTCCGCCGCCGCTTCGTCGTTCGGGAACTTCTTGCCGAACCACGACTCGATCAGCTTGCGCAGGTTCGCCTTCTCGGACATCGACGCGGTGAAGGTTCGTCCGATGCTCATCGGTCCCTCGATCTCCTTGCCGTCGCGCTGGTACTTAACGCGTTCGGTCGGCAGTTCCCATCGCAGGTAAACCTGATGCTTGGGATCGGGATACATGGCGGAACCGGGCTGCAAGCCCAGGTCGATCACGGCATTGCAGATCGCCACATGATTGCCGGGCGGCACGATCTCGAAATCAGCCGATGCTTTCGCGGGGAATTTCATTGTTCATCTCCTGTTCGTAGCGTTGCATTTCGTTGTCTTGTTGCTGCCACCAGTCGGCAGCGTCGTCATCCTCGTAATCGGGTTCGTCGTCCATCACTGCGGCCGGTTCATGATTCGCCCGAACGCCTCGATGCTGCTGCGCTCATCCGCTTTCGGCGGCTCCATGATCACCACGCGCCGCTTGAGCAGCGCGCGCTTGTAGTTGATCTGCTTGCGCCGCTCGTGCTCGGCGCGCAGCAATGCGAGTTCGGCGTGCAGTCGCTGCCACAATTTGCGGATCATGTCGGCTCCTTCGCTTGCGCGTATTGCTGCCAAGAAAACGCTTCAAACTCGACATCTCGCTCGACGAGAAACAGCTTCGCGAGCCGAAAGTAGTTCGCGCGCTGCCAGCACAGAAACCGCTCGCGCGGGTCTTCGTCGCGCTCTATGTCGGCCATGATTCCGGCCCAGCGCGGGTCGCGGTTGGTGATGGGGATGTCGCAGAGGGCGTTCATGCGGCCTCCACGAGTTTTCCGTCTTCGACGCGATACCAGGTGTCGGCCTTGATCCCGTCCTCGCCGACGTAGCCGACGACGATGCGATTGCGCGTACCGTCGTGCCACGTCAGCGCGAAGCAGCCGCCCTTGCCGGATTTGACGCGCGCACCGCCGCCGGCGCAGACAATCGTGGCGTTTTCGCCGGTCGCTACGATCTGCGCGTCGTCGCCCGAGCTGCCGATCCGCGCGGCGTTGCCCGAGCTGCCGATCCGCGCGTCGTCGCCCGAGCTGCCGATCTGCGCGCCGTAGCCCGAGCTGCCGATCCGCGCGGCGTTGCCCGAGCTGCCGATCCGCGCGTCGTCGCCCGAGCTGCCGATCTGCGCGCCGTAGCCCGAGCTGCCGATCCGCGCGTCGTCGGGCGTCGGCGTTTCAATGACCGACGGCGGAGCACCCGCGATGATCTTGCGGGCCATGTCGACATGAGCGTCGACACTCTGTGCGGTCACGTCGGCCGGGCTGTCGAGCAGACCGCGATAGAGCGCGTCGACCAACCACCACGACCAGTCTGCGCGGTTTTCGTCGTGTAGCGCGGCTTGAGCTTCGGTGTACGTTGCGCCTTCCGGAAATCTACGGGCGAATGCTTCGCGCGCAGTGGCACATGCGTCGCGTTGGACGAGCCAATCGAGCGTAATTTTCACAGACATTCCTCCTCGAACTTGTCGCGGCAGAACTCGTCGAAGCGATCGCGTTCGGCTTCGGCGAATTCTTGCCAGAGACTCGCGATCCATTCGGCTTGCCATTTCGCGAACGCAATCTCGTCGTCGTCCGTCCAGACTTTCACGTCGGGCGGATCGAGACGCTCGCGGCCGAGGCGCGGGTCGCAGATTGAAACAGCGTCGTAGATGTTCATGGCGTCACCGCCTTCCGCGCATAGCGCAGATATCGGACCATCTCGTGATTGGCCGCGCGGGCTCTCTGTACGCGCTCGGCTGTCACTGCGGGCGACACGCGGTCGCGCGCATACAGCATCCAGTGGATGCGGCGAGCCCTGCTGCTGCCCGCCATGAAGGCAGCGAACATTCCAACCGGCAATTTGTGGGCGCTCATGGCCGCTCTCCCGTTGCGGCGGCGAGGGCGGCGCGGGCGCGGTCGACGACCATGCATTCACCATCCTCGAATTCCGCGCCGTGACCGTCGACGCCGAACTCGCGCAGCATTTCGTCCAGCGCCTCGAAAAGCTCCGGCGCGGCGGCGATCAGGCGGGCGTTGGCAGCGTTCTGCTGGTATTCGTTGTAATCGAGCACGTGCGCGACGCGATATGCGTGTCGGCTCGGCTCATTCGGCTCGTCCCGCTCAACGATGTAGAACGCTTCGTCCTCGCCCCGCTTCGCGATCCGCCACGGTCCCGGCGAGAATGCGGGCGCGCTCACTTCGCCCTCCCGCAATACCGCGCCACATCCTCCCGCGCGTTGTCGATCGTCTCGCGGAAGATCGGCGAGTCCCACTTCGCCGCGCACGACGGCTCAGCCAAGCACGACTCACCCGCTGCGACATCAGCGCGGGCGATGCGGCACAGTTCGGGGTCAGGCTGGGTCGCGCAGGCTGCGAGCAGCAGGGCTGCGAGGGCCAGCGGGATATTCAGGTGAAGCGCGAGGGCTTCGGTTTGGTAGGACATGACTGCCTCCTTGAGCGTGGAGGCAGTATAGGAAACCCCTATTTAGGTGTCAATAGGGGAAACCTATTGTTCTGTGACCGGGCCGGCAATCAGGCGAAATACGCCGGAATCGGTCAAATCGAGGGGCGCGGCGCGGTCCGTTGTGGCTTTTTCTGCATTCCGGGATTGTTGCTGGTCGCCGGACAGGTTCGACCTATTGACAATACATAGGAAACCCCTATATTTGGTGGTATGGAATCCCTACGCGACTGGTTGGCGAGCACGGGCACGACTCAGGCCGCGCTCGCCAAACAACTTGGCGTGTCGCAGCCGACCGTTTCCGACTGGGCGCGAGGCAACATATTCCCCGACATCGAGAACCTGCGTCGGCTCAGCGCCACCACGGGCCTTTCATTCGACGATCTGATCGGTGCGCCAGAACGCAAGCGACGCTCAGCCCCACGGGCTGCGACATGAGTGCCGATCCATTCGTCGAACTGCGCGGCGACGTGCTCCGCGAGCACGTAGATGTCATGGACGCCGTTGCGCAGGCCACCCCCGGCGCCAGCCGCATGAGCGTGCTGCGCGAGATCATCACCGAGTGGTACAGCCGCAAATTGCATGAGCACACACTGATTGAGCGCGTGCGCCGTGGCAATGGAAACGAACCGGAAGCCGAGCGGAACCGTGGCGGAAGGGGCGCGCGATGACCTACTTCGACCACTACGCCGGCCAGACGAGCCGTCAGCCGGGCGATCTCGTGGAGATGGACCCGTACATCGTCCTTGAGGGCGAGGCCGCTGAGGACACCATCCGACGCTTCTACGACGCGGCCATACGGGCGGCGGAGGCGGTGCAGTGAAGCGCTCGCAAGGCCAGAAGATCATCGATTACTTGGCGACCGGAAGGGGGCTCACGCCGCTGGTGGCCCTACAGCGGTTCTCATGCTTCCGCCTCGGCGCCAGAATCCTCGAGCTTAAGCGCCAGGGCCACCCGATCACCTCGCGCCTCGTCAAGCGCGGCGACGCTCACGTCGCCGAGTACCGGCTGGAGCGCTCATGACGCGCTCACAGCTCGACTTGCTCACTGACGACGCCTACCACCGGATGATGTCGGCCGAGACGCCCGAATCCCGCCGTCTGTGGGGCGATCGCTTCACGGCATTCTGCAACGAGCGCAACGCAGCCCGCACGGCCGAGGAAATCGAGCGGATCGAGCGCGAGAAGGGGCTGCGCTGATGGCGAAGCTCACGGAAGGCGAACTCAGCGGAAAATGGCCGGATGTCGGCGTGTGGCCGTGTTTGCTATCGATGGCTGATTCGGACGGAGTCATTGATCGGATTCCGCGAGGCATCGCCAACATGATCGGGCTGCCTGAGGATGAACTGGTCGCTTGCTTACGTCGTTTCGAGACGATGGGCTGGCTCGAACGTCTTTACGACCACATTTGTTGGGGTTGGAGAATCACGGGCAAGGCCGAACCCCAGCAGAGCAGAGCGCGCCTTAGTTACGCGATTTGGGCTGAGATTAGAGCGCGCATATTCGCGCGCGACGACTACACATGTCGCTACTGCAATACTAGGGGCGGCGAACTCGAATGCGACCACGTCGTGCCATTCAGCCGTGGCGGGTCCGACGATGACGGCAATCTCGTCACCGCCTGCAGACCATGCAACCGCTCGAAGCGGGCCAAAACGCCAGCGGAATGGTTGCAATGAGCGGCCTGTCATGGTTCCGCATGTACGCCGAGGCAATTGACGACGACAAGTTGAGACTGCTCGCGTTCGAAGACCGCTGGCATTTCGTCGCACTGTTGTGCCTCAAGACCCAAGGTGTACTTGACGAACGAGACGAGCAACTAAAGCGTCGCCGCATGGCCATCAAGATGGGACTTGACCTGCCAGAACTTGAGTCTGTCATGCACAGACTTGAAACAGTGGGCCTCGTTTCATCGAAGTGGCAACCGCTTGCATGGAAAAAGCGCCAGTTCGTAAGTGATTCATCTACAAAGAGAGTGCGTGCGTTTCGGGAACGTTCCAGAAACGTTACTGAAACGCCCTCAGAGCAGAGCAGAGACAGAGCAGAGACAGAGCAGAACAAAGCAGATCCCCCGCCCGGACTTGATCCGGCCGCGTGGTCCCGCTGGTGCGACTACCGTAAGCAGATCCGCAAGCCGTTGAAGCCGGTTTCGATACCGGCCGCCCAGCGCGAGCTGGCCGCATTCGGGAGCGATCAGGCGGACGTCGTCGAGCAGTCCGTGGCGCAGGGCTGGCAGGGCTTGTTCGCGCTCAAGGCCAGGCCGAAAGCGGCCGAAACGATCGGGGGACGGCGATGGGAGTAGACCTGCTTTCGCGGCTATCTGGCGTGCGCTCGACGGGCCGCGATCGGTGGATCGCGAAGTGCCCGGCACACGACGACCGATCGCCGAGCATGACGGTTCGGCTGCTGCCGGACGGCCGTGTGCTGCTGCACTGTTTCGCGGGGTGCGACACGCAGGCTGTGCTGGATGCGATGGGCTTGACGTTCGGCGACCTGTTTCCCGAGCCGCTGACGCGCGATGCCCTGCCGCGAGTGCGAGGCGGGATCAGCGCGCACGAGGCGCTGCAATGCCTGCGCACCGAGTCGGCGATTGTGGCGATCACGGCCTCGGACGTGGCGAGCGGAAAGGCGCTGTCAGCGGTGGACGCGGATCGCGCTGCCACGGCAGCCGGGCGGATCGCAAGCGCATTGGAGGCGATGCATGGATAGCGCGCTGATCGCCCGCATCGACGCGCACCGCGCGCGGCGTATCGGGGAAATGCTGGTCACGCAGAGCGCCGAGGAATTCGAGGCGGAACCCGATGTGCTCGTGGACATCGAACCGCTCGACGGCAAGCAGTTGCTTGCGCAGTTCCACGCTCGGCACGCGAAGTACGCGACGACGCCGTTCGATCCTGACGGGCACCTGCTGCGCATGTATCCGGGCGGGGTCACGATCTGGTCGGGATTTCCAGGCGCGGGCAAGACCACGCTGTTGCGGCAGATGATCTGCCACACCCTGCACCGGGGTAGTTCCGTGTTCCTGGCGAGTCTCGAAGAGGACCCTGCCGACGTGCTGGTGCGGCTTGCGGCGACCGCGATGGGTGCCTCGGAACCCACGGTGCACGGGCTGCAATATTTCATCGACCTGTACGGCAAGCGGTTTCGGCTGTGGGGCCGCATCGGGATTGCGCAGCACGTGAAGTTGCTCGCCGTGATCCGCAAGTGCGCGCAGGAAGGCATCCGGCACGCGTTCATCGACTCGCTCATGTGCCTCGACGTCGCGAACGACGATTTCGAGGGGCAGCGCCGCTTCGCGAACCTGATCGCGACCGTGGCGCGTGCGGCGAAAATCCACATTCACCTCGTGGCGCACCCGCGCAAGCTCGTAAGCGCCGATCAGCAGCTTGACCTGAACGACGTGGCCGGAGCGCGCGAGATCGGCGGGATCGCAGACAACGTGATTTTCGTCCGACGCACTCACGAGAAGCAGGATTACTCGCACAACTCGGACGCGACGCCGATGTGTGTATCCATCCGCAAGCAGCGGCACTTCAACGGCGCGATGACCGATGTGACGGGCTGGTATCAGCGCAAGTTGCGCCAGTTCTCGGCCTACCAATTTCCCGACCATCCCACGGCCTACCTGCCGCAGGGCGCATTCGAGACGTGGGGGACATCGTGAGCGATCCGGCGCTGGCTCGCGACGTCGGCGAGATGTGGCTGGCGCGCAGGCTCGGCGATTTCGGCGCGGTGTTCTCGGGCGTCACGGACCCAGCGACGCGCAAGGCGCGCATGCGCGAGGCGATCATCGAGCGCGGCATCGCCGAGGCGATCTGTGGCAAGCGCGCCGGCCGAGTCGAGACGTTTTCAGCGACGTTCCAGCGCATCTACGGGGAGGCATTGTGAGCATGCAGGAGCAGATCGACGGTCGCGTGATTGACGTCATGCGCAAGTTGCAGCGCGAGGCGCAGGACGACGAATACGAGTCCAGCACGCCCGCTGCAGGCCGCTGGCGCGAACGCACGGCCGCGTGGCGGCGCGATCACGGGCAGACTGCGGCGACGGTATCCGGTGACGACGATCCCGGCACAAACGACGGCACAACGCGTTTAGCGCAGCGCCACAGATTCGGCCGCGCGCTGGATCTGCCGCCGGCTGAGCCTCGCGACGGTATCGAGCGCGGGATCATCTGGGCAGCGGTGGTGAGCGTGGCTCTTTGGGGGATTTTCGCGCTGATCTGGTGGCTGGCGTGAAGCCGAAGCCGAAGCGCAAGCCGCGCGAGGCCGTGGAGTCGCTGGCTTCTCGACTGCGCACCCTGGAGCGCCGCATCCGCACCCTCGAGGATCGCACCCATATTGCGCGCGTTGACGCGCAGGGCGCCCGGCATCATTCACGCGCCATGCTCGATCACGTCGAGCGGCTGCTGCGCGAGAAGGAAACCTTGGTGCGCATCAGTCGCACGGCCGGCCACCTGCCGCTCGAGCTGCAGCGATGAAAGCGCACGCGAGCATGATCGCCGGCCCCACGCTATATCGGCACGAATGCCGCCGGTGTGCGGCGGACACGCTGCACAACGCGCAGGGCTGCGTGAAGTGCGGAACTTCGCTATGGACGACGCGGATTGAGCTATCCGGCTACGCGGGCCGCGTGATGCGCTCGCCGCCGCGCCGGGTCGGGGCGCGAAAATGAGCGCTTGGCGCAAATACGTCCCAAAGTCCGCCCCGGATAGCCGTGAATCGCGCGCGAAACGCGTTACGGCGCTGCCAGAACCGCGATTGCGAGTGAGTGAGCCAGAGGAAGCACTGGCATGGCAACTGCGCGCAGAAGGGCTGACATTCGATCGCGAATATCGGTTCCACGAGTCGCGGCTATGGCGGCTAGACTTCTGGTTTGCCGATGCGAAGCTGGCAGTTGAGCTGGACGGTGGGGGATGGACGAATGGCCGACATTCACGCGGCGATGGCATTGAGCGCGATTGCGAGAAGGCTTCACACGTCGCCATGGCTGGCTACCGGCTCATGCGCGTGACGCCCGGCCAAGTCAAGCGCGGGGAAGCGCTCAAGTGGATTCTGGTCGCGCTCGGATTGCGAAAGCCCGATACATTGCACACGGAAAGATCGGCGCATGATTGACTGGGTAGACGCGGCATGTCGGGAGTGGTCGGGTCCGGCAAGGGCGCTGTTCTTCGGCAAAGCGCTCGGCTGGCCGTCGCGCTCGCTGCTCGGGCGGCTCGTCGACGAGGGTCCGACGGGCGCGAGTACCGTGGGCTTCTACCAGCCGATGCCCGAGAGTTTCACCGGCACGGCGCTCGACGTATCCCGCGCGCTGCGCAGGATGGCCGAAACGCAGAAGTTCGAGCGGCCCTGGATCGTCGTTCACGCGCACTACATCTTCGCGGGCCGGGCACCGGCGAAGGCGCAGGCGATCAAGATCACGGTCCCGCAATACTGGCGCGAACTGCACACTGCGCACGCCTTCATCGCGGCGCGGCTGGAGGAGGTTCCACGAGAAACGAAACTGTTGCAACAGTTGGGCGCTTGACAGTCGTATCAACCATGTACATCATTTGGGCGCACGACTAGAAAATGTCGGTGCAAAAAGTTCATGGAAGCCCGCCACTGTGCGGGCTTTTTCGTTTACGTCCCGCGCCTCAGCCTCCAAGCGAAGCATTCCCCGAATAGGCCGGGACTAGGCGGCCTGGCATCGTCATCCCCCTTCGGTGCCGGGCCGCCGATCTATCAGGAGCCGTCATGTGCCGATCGCGCCGTTGGAGATGGTCATTCTCGGCCGCGTGTATCGCTTTGTGGGCGGCTTTCGCGCTCTGCCTCAGCGCGAAGCCGACATGGGCCGGCGACGCCGTGCTGACGTGGACACTCGCTACGGCAAATACAGACGGGTCGGCGATCCCGGCCAGTGGGCCGACGAGCCTTGCGGCAACGCGGGTCGAGTGGGGCACCTGCAGCGGTAGCAACTTCGGGACGGCGAGCGGGCAGCAGACGGTCGCCACGCCGGCCACGACCTACACGATCACGGGGCTGGCGGCGGGCACGTGGTGCTTCCGGGCGTACTCGCGCACGGTCGCGGGACTTGAGTCTGCGCCGACGAATGCGGTGACGAAAACGATCTTGCAAGCGCCGCCGCAGCCGCCTGGAAATCTGACGGTCGCGGCGACCGTGGTCTATCAGCTCATTGGCACGCCCGATCGCTTCGCGACGATCCCGGTCGGGACGATCCCGGCCGGCACGCCATGCGACACGACGCAAGCGGTGCTGGGCCTGTACGTGGTCCCGCGCGCGGCCGTGACGTGGTACGGCTCAACTCGTCCGCAATCGGTGCTGGCGCAGTGCTCATGAGCCTGTGGTGGTGGATTCTCGAACGCTTCTTCGGCCGTAGCGCGCCGGTGATTTCCGACATGAAGGCGAAAAAATGAAACTTACTTGGCAGATCACGCAGCGCAAGTCGGGTCGGCCGTTCGACATGGCGACGGAAGTCGATCACTACCTGCTTGAAATGCAGGTCGAGGGCGCGCCGGGCTTCACGGCGATTCCCGGTCCCGGAGCGACAGCGACCGAGTTCAATCTCGACGTGACCGATCCAGGCACCTACAACTTCCGTCTGACGTGCTACCCGAAGACGGGCGCTGCGAGCGATCCCGCCACGGCAAGCGCGCAGATCCTCGATCAGACTGCGCCGGTGATCGCGACGTTCACCGCGACGGTGTAGGAGCACAGCATGGCCAGCCAGGGATTCCGCGAACGCATTCTCGAAGTCGCCGAGGACGGCACCGCGCTCGCAAACAGCACGACGGCGACGAGCATTCTCGCGTCTGCGCGCAAGATCGCGACGCTGCCGGCGGGTTACTTCGACGAACTCGGCAAGCGGCTGTGCTTTGAGTTCTCGGGTCGCATCAGCACCGTGGTGACGACGCCCGGCACGCTGACGCTTGCGCTGCGCCTCGGATCGGTGAACGTGTTCAGTTCCGGCGCGATGACGCTGAATACGACGGCACAGACCAACATGCACTGGAGCCTGAGCGGCGAGCTGATCGCGCGAGCGCTCGGTACGGGCACTGCGACGACTCTTTTCCCGAAAAGCTGCATGTTCTGCTCTCATGCAGTGATCGGCAGTCCCGCACCGTCTGCGGGCGGCGCTGGCACGCACATGCTGCCGTACAATGCCGCGCCCGCGGTGGGCACGGGCTTCGACAACTCCGTGTCGCAGCTCATCGATCTTTTCGCGACGTGGAGCGTGGCGAACGCGGCGAACAGCATCCAACTGCACGCGGGTCATATCGACCTGTACACCTGATGCCTATTCGGCGATCAGGGGTTGCGAACGTGGTCACCACGCCGCAAGGCGGCGGTGGCGGCGGCGATCCCACTTCCGGGCTGCTGTTCCCCGCCAATTTCGCGGCCAACAGCGACATTCGCCTCGAGTGGGACGACGCGATCCTGCTGCCGCGCACGTCGCACACGGCGATTTGGAAAGCGCGCTATTTCCAGCAGGACGGGTACTACGCCGTTGCGTGGCACACGAGCAACGACGGCACGTGGCACGGCAGTACCTACGAGTTCGGGACGCACCCGTACCCGACTGACGGCAGCGTCAACTCAGCGGGGCAATCCACCGGTGGCACGGGTGGCAGCGGCACGGTCCACTACTTCGAGATCGCTGGCCTCGGTGCCAACGATTTCATCGCCTCACCGGGCCCCGGCACGACGACGCTGGTCGTCAAGGACGGGAACTGGCTGACGCAGGCGCGTACTTGCGAAGTGATCGGTGGCACGACGCTGCGGCATCGCTATTACCCGGACGTGGTTGGCGCGCCGGGCGTGTACATCCAGCAGGAGCAGGCGCTCTCGGGGCTGGCGACACCCACGACCCCGGCATTCATCATCGGCTGCTCGCCGTGGGCAGTGAGCGATGCTGTGAACTCGGAATGCCCGGGCTGCGCGCTGTCGTCCATCAAGTTGTTCGAGGCGGCACTCAGCATTGCCGACATCACGAGCGAGGCGGCGAGCGGCAGCAACAGCGCAGTGACGAGCGCGGGTATCGCCAGCGTCTGGTATATCAACGACGCACCGATACCGACCGACGTGACGGACAAGAGCGGCGAGGGCAGACATCCGTCGTGGGCGAATGCGCGCCGCCCGACGCTCTGGACGCCATAGATGGCCGCGCCTGTCTACGCGACCGGCACGCTGTCAGGCATTGCGGACAGCGGCAGCACAACGTACGAAACGGCCGCGATCACGCCTTCGGGCGCGAATCGCGCGCTGCTGGTGTATGTGCAGAGTTCGGACGGCTCGCCGGCGACGCCCTCGGCGGTGCGGTTCGGCGGTGCGGGCGGTGTTGCGCTGACACGTATCGGCTCGGTCGTGACGTTCGGGACCTACGCGCGCGGCACGCTCTGGCATCTGGACGCGGAGCCCGCCGCGAGCGCCGGCACGATCCATGTGACGTGGCCAGCGAGTCAGGGCGAGCGGCTCGTGTGCGCAATGGCTTTCGCCGACGCCGATCAGACGACGCGCATCGGTACGCCGATGAGTGGATCGAACGACACGAGCGGCGCGCCGTCGCTGACGGGGATCGCTTCGGCGGTCGGTGACCTCATCGTCGATTTTGCGGGCTGCTTGAATATCGGCGGAGGCCCCATCACGTTCACCGCGCAATCGGGGCAGACGGAGCATCACGAGGGCGCGACGAGCGGCACCGCATACGATTCCGCAGTCGGCGGAACACTCGCCGCGGCCTCGACGAGCAACACGCGCGGCTGGAATGACACGAACGGCGTAACGCCGAACGCTTATCCGTGGTGCATGTTCTCGGTGGCGTTGCCGCAGGTGTCCGGCGGCGGTACACAGGCGAACGAAGAATCGACGCCTGCGCTCGCCAGCCGCCGCAACCGACCCGGACGCGGGCCGTACAGCCTGGGGCGGTACTTTCGGCAGCGCGTTGAGGCGATCACAAGCCTCATCGGGTCGGTCTTCAGCGATACGATCAGCGAAGCGGGCAGCGCCTCCGACAGCGTAAGCGCCGTGGTTGCTTATTCGGCGACGATTGCCGAGTCCGCGAGTGCAGCCGACAGTTTCGCCGCATCGCTTGCGGCGGTGGCTGCGGTGGCCGAAACCGGCACGATCGCCGACAGCATCAACTCGACGCTGGCCGCGATAGCCGCGATCAGCGAGGCCGGCAACGCGCAGTTCGCTCCGACGACGGGCGCGGCGATTTCGGCTGCGATCGTCGAGACAGCCGCGGCGGCCGACAGCGTCGCGAGCGTGCTGAATGCCGCTGCAGCACTGGCTGAATCCGGTAGTGCGAGCGACAGTTATTCGGCCATTGCCAGTCTTGTAGCGGCTCTGACCGAGTCCATGAGCGCGACCGACTCGGTGAGCTGGGGCGGCGCGGTCTACAGCGTGGACATCGTCGAGGCCGCGAACGCCACGAACACGCTCACGGCGGCTGTGAATGCGCTCGCAGCACTGGCAGAGACGGGCAACGCGACGGATACCGTGTCCGCATTGGCGAGCCTGCAAGCGGCGTTGGCCGAAGCGGGCACGGCACTCGACACGCTCACGGTCACCGGCGTCTACGGCGTCAGCGTGAGTGAGACGGGCGATATCACGTTCACAGTCAGCATCGACAGCGGCATCTTGCCGGGCACGCCGTCACGGTCGGTCACTGTCCGTGCCGCGAATCGAACCATCACCGTCCGTGCCGCGAATCGCACGGTCAGAGTCCACTGAGGAACACGACATGATCCGAGAGAAACTGGCGGCTTATCGGGACGCGGTGGGCGAGTCGTCCGACGCGATCCGATACCGACTCACGAGCGAGCAGGCGATCGCGTTGCTCGACGAACTCGACGGTGTCACGCTGAACCATCCCGAGAAAGCAGCGGTCGCCAAGGCCGCGCTCGAAGCGGTGGGTGAAGCGAAGGACGGCATCGAAGGCCAGCTCGCACACGCCAAGCGGCTCGAAGCGGCGATCAATCTGCTCTGGGAAGCCCTCGAAGGCCAGGTCATCGACGGCGTCACGATCACGAGGAAGCAGGCATGAACCACCAAGGGGCGATGGGCGAGCGCATGAACAGCGTTGCACGGGTCGGCGCGCATCTCACGCATGCGGTCGACGTGCGAGAGTGGCTCGAGGATCCCGGCTTCACGTATCGCTTCCGGCTGCTGAGCCCGAACGACTGCGACCGTGACCGACTGATCCGCCTGCGCACTCGTCTCGAAGCGCCGGTCAGCGGCCACGAGTTCCACGATCTGCATGACGAGTTGCGGGCGATCCCGCTGCACGAGGTGTGGACAGACGAGATCCACAACCTCGTTCCCACGGTCGGCAAGAATCACCTGCTCGACCAGTGGCTCGCGGGCTCGACCTACACCGCTGCCTGGTACATGGGCCTCACGTCCACGGGCGCGAGCTACAACGCAGCCGACACCATGGGCTCGCACTCGGGCTGGACCGAGAGTACGGCGTACTCGAACGCGAACCGTCTCACCTGCGCGTTCTCGTCGGCCGCGTCGGGCAGCAAGGCGCTATCGAGCGCGCTCGCGTTCAACATCAACGGCACTGCCACGATTGCCGGCGCGTTCATCGCGAGCGTGAACACCAAGGGCGGCACGACGGGCACGCTCGGCTCGGCGTCGAACTTCACCGGCGGGGATCGGGCAGTGAGCAACGGCGACACGCTTTCAGTGTCGGGCTCGTGGTCTGTTTAGAGATCGCGCATGACGTGCGAGGACTCGACAGGCATCGCGGTCATCGCGCCAAAGCGTTCCGGCGAAACGGTTGCGATCAAGGTCGACTGGCACGATTTTCTGGCCAACCAGCGCCAGCCAGGTCAGACCGTAGCGTCGGGCGCGATCGTCCGACCGACGCGCAAGCGTGCGACCGGCTTGCAGTACCGCTGCACCACCGCTGGCACGACGTCCGGCCAGCCGACTGACCGGCTGAGATGGCCGACGACATCGGCCGCGACGCTGACGGACGGCACGGTCGTCTGGACCGCCGAGGCCATGACGGACGCCTCGCTGCGCACGACCATCAGCGCGAATGACTGGCCGGCAGTCACCGGACTGACCTTCGGCGCCGTGAGCAATGCCGATCTCGTCTACACGCTACTCGTGAGCGGCGGCACGAGCGGGCAGACCTACGACATCGAGCACGAGATCACCTGCGCCAATGGCGAGAAGGAAGAGCAGATCGTGCGCATGGAGGTAGAGGGCTGATGCTCGACTACGTCGTCACGGGCGACGTGTCGAAGATCACGGCGCATCTGTCGAATCTGGCGCAGAGGCAAGTGCCATTCGCGACGGCATTGGCTCTGACGCGCACCGCGAAATTCGTCGAGTCGAAGATCAAGGAGGAAATGCCGCGCGTTTTCGATCGGCCGACGCGGTACACGCTCAATTCGCTCTACGTGAGAACGGCTACAAAGAATCGGCTGTGGGCAGAAGTGAAGATCAAAGACTACGCCGCTAAGTCGATCGCGCCGATCAAGTGGCTCGCGCCGCAGATATACGGCGGGACTCGAAGCCGCAAGGGATTCGAGGGGTTGCTGGTCAGGGCCGGGCGGATGCCTGCCGGATACTATGCGGTCCCGGCGTCGTCTATGCCGCGAGACGCGTACGGCAACGTGAGCAGAGGACAGATCGTCAAGATTCTCGCCGACCTGCAGGCCACGCGTGATCCGCTGGATCGTGCGACGGATCGATCGCGGCTGAGACGCAGACGGTCGAGGACTAAGCGCGCGCAGTTCTATTTCAGCACCTACCCAGTGAATTGGCGCACGGCACATCTGAAGCCAGGTATCTACGTGCGCACCGAGTTCGGGTTCGGCTCAAGCATCCGGCCGGTGATGCTGTTCGTGCCAGCAGTGCGCTACCGCAAGCGGCTGCGTTTCTACGAGATCGCGGACCAGTCAGCGCGGATGCGCTTCCCGATCGAGTTCGCGCTGGCCATGCGTCACGCGATCGCGACGGCTAGGACTTGATGCGCTTCCTGATGCCCCATCCGCCGAGGACGATGAGAGCGATGGAAATCACAATGAGAGGCGTCGAGGCATTCGCGATCCCGAACAGGAGCGCGACGAGCCCGACGAGCTGCAGGAACCACGCGGCTGGCTTTGTCATGGGTATAGGGTTGTTCAATGCCGTTCGCTAGTCAAGAAGCGCGGCGGGAATATGCGCTGCGACGGTATGCAAGCAACCCGGATGCGAGACGCAAGGCGGCCAAGAATGCAGCGGCGTACCGGCACAAGTCGCCAGAAGCCCGCGAGCGCTGGCGGCAGTGGAAGCGCAATGCGCGCGCCAAGAAAGGCGCTACTCCGCGCGCCACTACTCTAGAGCGCGCAAAAGATAAGTTGGCCGAACAGAACGCTCGCCAGGCATGGCGATGGTGGCTCAAGAACGCGCCGGATGGGTGGATGGCCGCGTATTACGAGGTGCTTGGGCGACCGTGGTGCAATCCTCGGCTGACCTATGCCGAGAAGTATGTAATTCGATATCGACTCGACGAGTGCTTCGCGAAGAAAGAACGAGAGCGGGTCAGCAATCGACGCTTTACCAATCCAGAATACGGGCGCATCTGGGAAAAGGATGGGAAGCGGTGGCGCAGGGCGAGCGATTCAGCGGACGGATCGGTAACAAAGGCCTTATTGAAGGCGTTGCAGGCGGAGACGCATTGCGCCTACTGTCGTCGCGAGATAGCCAGTGATGAGAGACACATCGATCACGTCTGGCCTCTCTCGAAGGGCGGAACGCATACGGCAGATAATCTTGTGATGGCCTGTGCATGGTGTAATCGCACCAAGCGCGACAGCTTGCCGTTGCAATTCATGCTGCTCGCGGGTCCCAGTTGGGGACTTCCACACGGGTAATTCAAAC